ATGCGCGGCACAACCGACCGGACTCACGCCGTCCTGCCGCAAGCGGATGCGTCGAGCCGACAGCACGGCTGGATCGGCGCCGACGGCCTGGCCGCGGTGCATCTTGAAGATCTCGCCGGCATGCGGGCCACCGCCATGCGCCTGATCGGGCATCTGGGCGATATGATCGACGCGCTGGACGACGACAGCCTCGACCGACTTCTGGGCGCCGGCGGGTTGATCGCCGGTTTCGCCTCGGTCTGCCGCGTGGTGTGCCTGCTGATGGACAGGGAGCGGAAAAATTTCGACATGACCGGCGCAATGGCCCATAGCCCCACCGATGAGACCGAACTTGAACGTCGAATCACCGATGAGCTTGATCGCATCGCAGCCCGAAAACGAGCGCCTGCTCTCGGTGCGCCGAATGGCCCCGACTTATGAGGACAAGCTGCGGCTGTTCTGGAACTGGTCGAAATGGCGCGCCCGGCGCGAGCAGTTGCCGCCCGAGTCCGACACCTGGCTGGTCTGGCTGTTGCTCGCCGGCCGCGGCTTCGGCAAAACCCGCACCGGCGCGCAAACCGTCGGCGGCGAGGTTGAGGCCGGCCGCGCCCGGCGGATCGCCCTGGTGGCGCCCACCGCCGCCGATGTGCGCAACGTGATGGTTGAGGGCGAAAGCGGCATCCTGGCCGTGTCGCCGCCCTGGTGCCAGCCGGTCTACGAGCCATCAAAGCGGCGGCTGACCTGGCCCAACGGCGCCGTCGCCGAATGCTATTCCGCCGACGAACCCGAGCGTTTGCGCGGGCCGCAGCATGATTTCGCCTGGTGCGACGAGCTGTCGTCCTGGCGGTATTCCCATGCCTGGGACATGCTGATGTTCGGTCTGCGCCTGGGCGAACGCCCCCGCGTGGTCGTTACCACCACGCCCAAGCCGACGCGGTTGATCCGCGATCTCGCGGCCGCGCCGACCACCGTGCTGACCCGCGGCTCGACTTTCGCCAACCAGGAAAACCTCGCCCCGTCCTTCATGTCGGTCATCCTCGCCAAATATGAAGGCACCCGCCTCGGCCGGCAGGAGATTGAGGCCGAGCTGCTGGATCAGGCCGACGGCGCGCTGTGGAGCCGCGCCGGGATCGAATCCGTCCGCGTCGCCCCGGAGCGGGCGCCGGAGATGCGGCGTGTCGTCGTCGCCATCGACCCCGCAGTCACCGCCGGCGCGGGTTCGGACGAAACCGGCATTGTGGTCGCCGGCCTCGGCATCGACGGGCTGGTCTATGTGCTGGCCGACGCCTCGGGCCGTTTCACGCCGGACGAATGGGGCCGCCGCGCCGTCAATCTTTATGCCGATCACAAGGCCGACCGCATCGTCGGTGAGACCAATAACGGCGGCGATATGGTCGAGATCATGCTGCGCACCGTCGATCCCAACGTCGCCTATAAGGGCGTGACCGCGTCGAAAGGCAAGCGAACCCGCGCCGAACCCGTCTCGGCCCTCTACGAACAAAACCGCGTCAAACATGCCGGCGCTTTCCCGACCCTGGAGGACCAGATGTGCAACTGGTCCCCGACCTCCGGCGAAAACTCCCCCGACCGCGTCGATGCGCTGGTCTGGGCCGTGACCGAACTGCAACTGCAACCGAGCGACACCGGCCTGCTCGATTTCTACCGCGACCGCGCGGGACGGATGGGGTAACACCCATCATAAAAAAACGCTTGAAACCGCCCGCCAATCCGCGATATCGACCCGCCATTCACTATGTTAATCCACCCCAATGACCGAAATCAAATCCCTGACTGCGATGCGCGGGATATTCGCGCTGTGGGTTTTGCTCTTCCACCTCGGCAAATGGTCGCCGGTGTCAGGTTGGGATCAAATTCCGGTAATAAGCCGGGGCTATTTGGCGGTAGATTTCTTCTTCGTACTGAGCGGATTTATTTTGGGTCGAAGACATGGCCCGGAATTCTTAGGCTGTTTCAACTTTAGCGTGTATCTGGTTTTCATTGGACGGCGCGTCGGACGTCTGTTTCCTCTGCATTGGTTTGTGCTTGCTGGTTGTGTTGCCATTTTGATAGGCGAGGGCGATCCTTTGCGATGGTGGTTCTACATCTTCGGCGAAATAGCGCTGCTGCACCGGTGGAACATATTTTACGAATCATCGACCACTCTGAATCCACCGGATTGGTCAATTAGTATTGAGTGGGCTGCAAGTCTGCTCTTTCCGTTGTTCGTATTTATCGGCCTAAGAAAGCGCAGAGCAGCAGCCTTAATGGCCTGTGTTTGCGGGTGCGCGATAATTGTAGTGGCATGGCGACACGCATGGTCGATGGATGTCGTTTTTGCAAATAGTTGGCTTCCTCTGGCACGCTGTTTGGCCGAATTCGGGATTGGAGTTTCACTGGCGTTCGGCGTGTTGCCCAAATGGTTATCGCGAGACCGGATGGTTCTCCTGTCGGCAATCGTGCTGGTGATTACCGTCTTAATGCATTGCGACTTGGCGTCAGTCGCTGTTCAGATTTGTCTAATAGCATCGCTCTCAGAAAACAGTGGGCGTTTCGCTCATATACTTTCGGCTACGCCGCTTCACTGGCTGGGAAAGGTGTCCTATTCGGTCTATCTCGTGCAGATCCCTGTTTTACTGCTCGCGAGAAAAGCTGCAGAGCAGTCAGCTTACCCGCTGCCAATTTATTGGTTTGGTTCGGTCGCTGCTATACTAGTGGTTTCCTGGACATCCTATAAATTCGTCGAGCGACCGGGTGTGAGATTGTCGCGGCGACTTTTTAGAGTGGCTTAGGTACTGGCACGAACACCTTCACCAAACATTCGTGTGTCCAATTTTCGTAGTGATTTCGCTCTTTCGACGTCATTAAACCCCACTACATCGCCTCACGCGCGCTAAGTTTGTATGGTCTGTGAAAGAACAGCCAAATTCCTATGGTAATCAAGCCGCCATAAAAGCAGATAAAAAATACTAAACAATGATTGGCGATTACCGTATCTGTCCAAGATATTTGCGTGCCCTTTTGCTATGTCTCAGTGATCTAAATCGACTTAAGCGCTGAGTTTGACGCATTTCGCGCCCCAAGGAGAACATCGTGAATTTATTCTTCGCCGATGATTTCGACGCTGATACAGCGGGCGCGCTGCCAGCCTGGTTCTCAGTGATTTCAGGAACATGGGGCGTTGTCGCCGATGGTTCGGCTTATTCGGCGCCGAACGATTTTCAAAATCCCTCACAAACAGATGGCGGCAAGGTCCTTTTGTTGGGCGGCAGCGGAGTTTCAATTCCCGCCACCGCAGATATGGAGCTTACCTACGTTACGAAATCGCTTGTAAACCCTAACGGCATACAGCCGATTTTACGAAGCGACTCTGGCGCGCAAAACTATTACGTTTGGTTGTTGGAGCCTTTAGGCGGAACGGTACGGTTTCAGCTATGTAAATGCGTAAGCGGCTCGCTCTCGACTATTGGCGGCGTTATAGACTCGGGTTATGCATATTTGGCTGGAGTGGCGATCAGCATCAAAGTCGCAGCGATCGGAACCACAATCAGTGCGAAGGTCTGGACGGCAGGAACGACCGAGCCAGGGTCTTATCAGGTCAACGAAACTGATTCTTCGGTCACTGCCGCCGGCTATGCTGGGTTTTACCAAGCCGGAACCGGCACCGGATATGCCGTCGATAACGTACAACTTTTCGGAAACTCGAGTCTGGCGGCCGGCACTCTCAGCGCGTCGAGCATAACCGGCAATTCCGCGACTATTACAAGCACGGGCGCTTCCGGAGGCACAGGCCCATACACCTATCAGTTATACCGAGCGAACAGTGTCAATTTCGTTCCGCAGACATCCAATCTTGTGAGTGGGGCAACGGGGTTGACAGCCAATTATACCGGCCTCGCTTCATCGACGACCTATTACAATATCCAGACCGCAACAGATAGCACAGGCGCGATCGTCTGGTCGAACGAGTTCTCTTTCACGACCTCGGCTGGTTCCGCGACAGACTTCACGTTCACGCCATCAAGCCAAAGCACGAACGTCGGCGTTCCAACCGGCAATTACACCATTACACCCAACGGCGTCCCATCCTCGTCAACCGCTATCGCTCTTTCGGATGGCGCCAATGGCGGCACATTCATACCGTTAAGCCTGACGTTCACTACGGCGACGCCGCAGACCTTCACTTACACGCCCTCGGCAAGCGATCCCACCGAAACGCTGACCTTGACCGCGACGGCATCGGGCGGCTTTAGCGCGACACATACCGCCTCCTGCGCAGTAACTAATACGGCGGCTACAAACTTTACGTTGAGTCCTTCGTCGCAAACGACTGTCCCCAACGTGGTGACCGGAAATTATACCGTCGCGATAAACGGTACTCTGGCAACCAACGAGACGATTACGCTTTCCGACGCGAGCGGTGGCGGCGCGTTTACACCAAGCTCATTGACGTTTACCTCGGCGAATGCCGGGACGCCTCAGACGTTCACCTATACCCCAGCGAGCGGCGCGGGTGCCACCACGAAGACGCTGACGGCGACAGGTACAGGCGCATTCTCCGCCTCCCATAACGCTTCGTGTGTCGTCAATACGGCAAGCGGTGCGGGCATCGCTTATGCGACCTATGTCGGCGCCCAGACGGTTCAGCTTTCTTCGACAGAAGCGACGGGCGGTAGCGGCAGCTTCACATTTCAATGGTATCGGTCAACGACCTCTGGGTCGCTTGGCTCCGCGATCAGTGGCGCGACGGCGGAAAGCTATATCGACACCGGACGGACACCGGGGACCGGGTATTTCTATACTCAGGCTTATACCGACACGGTGTCGAGTACGACCGTCTACTCGACGCAAATCGCCATAACCACAATGGCGGCGACAAACCTCGAAATCGTCGCTGGTATCGGTGATTCCATCGAAGCGGGATCGTACTCGACCATCGAAAGCCCATTTGCGGCGATGATCGACCAGCTTAATTTCGGGATGCCCTCGAAAGAGTGGTACGGCGGAACGAATACGACGGCGACTGGAGGCGGTCTTAGTTTTTCCTTAGACTTTGCCGTCTCGGGAACCGCAACGAGCGACTGGCTTCCGGCAGGGTCCTATCTTGCAAACGCGGCAACAGTAGGGGCGGCGGCGGGCGTTACGCGGATCGTCAGCAACCTTGGAGCGAACGACGCTCAGACGGGCGTTGCTACGCCGCCGTCAACCTACCAGTCGAACTATCAGACGATCATTAGCTATTTGTTCGCCAATATTCCGACACTCAAGTCGATTCACCTTGTTGGGCCTATGTTCCAAGGTAAGTCTTCGGGATCATACAGTGTTCAGAATTCCGGACGGTTGATTGCCTACGATGCGGCGATGACCGCTCTTGCAAACGGAACGACGATTTTCCATAAGAATCCACTCGGACCATATAATTATTTTCAGCGCAGGCCGTTTCTGCAACGCTCACAGGATTACCTGCACCCTATTGATGTGGGCGACCAAGCCACTGCAGGTAATTGGTCAATCCAGATCATTCTTGCGCTCATATCCACCACCATCACCTCCACCACACCATCCCACCAACTCAAAAGGGCGCGATCATGACCGCTATTCCGTTTAGTTTTGTGGTGCGCGACAGCACGGCCGGCGGGGCTCGGGTTACCGGGTTGACGCCGGGCTTCGTGATTTTCAAGAAGCTTTCCGACAATTCCGACGTCACGCCGCCGGCGATCTCGGAAGTCGGGCAGGGCGCCTATAAATTCACCTACGACCCCGCGGCCGGCGGCGAGGCGATCTGGCAGGTCGATGCCGGGGCGGGTCTGAGCGCCGCCGGCGATCGCTATATCGACGGAACCGCGACTTTGGGGCTGCAATTGCAGGCGCCCGACATCGCCGCGGTCGCCGGCGATGTGCTCGATGCCGGCCTGGCCGGCCATGCCGCGGCCGGAACGGCGGGCGCCGCGCTGAGTATTTTGGTCAATACCCTGACCGAAAGCTATGCCGCCAACGGACAGCCCGGCACCCTGGCGCAGCTGCTCTACGGCATGCTGGCGGTGCTGACCAATGTCGATCAATCGGGAACCACCCTGACCGCGCGCAAGCTCGACACGACGACCGCCGCTATGAGCTTCACCCTCGACGACGCCGTCGCCCCTACCTCGCGCAAGCGCGCGGCTTAATGCGCTGTTGGAGACAAACTGCAATCTGTCTCCAACGTGATGCGAACTGAACTGTAAATCGTCGGGGCCCCGAGAAACACCGCTCATCTGCGCCGATCCGCGCCATCTGCGGATGAATCTTATGCACGGATTACGCGGATCATCGCAGACGAAAAGCTTTTCCAAGCGTCGGCGTCTTGGCGGTTCGATCCCCTTCAAATCCTCTCTCGAAACTCAGGAGACCGCCGATGTCCGGTTGGCCGATCGCATTGGGGTTGGGCCAGGGCGGGGCCGTGTCTTTTCTGCTCGACGGTTTGGCGGGGGGCGCTGTGAGTACCCTGGCTCTCAATCTCCGCCGCACCCTGCGCCCCGCCGCGATTTCGGGCTATGCCGGGCGCGATTTCCCGTCGCTGTCGGTTTTGGCCGACGATGTATTCGGCATCGATCTCGGCTGGGCGTTGGATGCCGGCGACAGCCTCGATCCCGGCAGTTTGGAAGTCCTGTTCTTCCCGGTCGATACGCCGGTTTCGGATTATGCTGCCGCGCTGGACGGGGCGCCCGCTTTGATCGGCACCGTCGCCGCCCAGGCGATCGGACAAGCTCCGGCCGGGCGGTATGCGCTCGGCTTCAGTTGCGGCACCGCCAACGGCCGGCGCATCGCGATCCATTCCTTCTTCAACGCCGTGGGGTTGCCCGATGCCGCCTGATGGTAAACTGACCCCGCTGACGACCGCGGGCCAGCCCGGCTTCATCGGCCGCTTGGCCGCGGGTCTGCGCTATGCGATCCGCGGCGTCTCGCCCGACAACTGGTTCGGGCCGCTGCAGCCGATCGAACCCGCCGCACCGGCCTTCGCCGAACCGCGCCGGTTCGATTACATGTCCGGCCTCAACATCCGGTATCAGCCGCGCGGCGAGGAGGGCGTCTCCTTCGCCCAGATGCGGGCTTTGGCCGACGGCTACGACGTGCTGCGCCTGGTGATCGAAACCCGCAAGGATCAGGTCGAGCGCCTGCGCTGGAACATCCGCCCTAAAACCGGCCTACCCCCGGGCGCGCACCGCCCCACCGCCCCCTATACGGCCGCGACCGATCCGCGCGTCGCGGGACTCGAGGCCTTCTTCCGCAGGCCCGACGGGCTGCACCGCTGGGGCAGCTGGCTGCGCATGCTGCTGGAGGATTTGTTCGTGATCGACGCCGCGACGCTCTACAAGGCGCGCAGCGTCGGCGGCGCGTTGCTGGCGCTGGAGCCGGTGGACGGCGCCACGATCAAGGTGCTGATCGACGATAACGGACGCAGTCCTCTGCCGCCCGATCCCGCCTATCAGCAGGTGCTGCATGGCATCCCGAAGGCCGATTTCGCCCGCGACGAACTGCTCTATTTGCCGCGCAACCCGCGCACCGCCAAGGTCTACGGCTTTTCGCCGGTCGAACAGATCATCACCACCGTCAACATCGCGTTGCGCCGCCAGCTGGCGCAGCTGCAATATTTCACCGAAGGGAACATGCCTGAGGCGATCCTCTCGGTGCCGCAGGGCTGGACGATGGATCAGATCGCGCAGTTCCAGGAATATTGGGACACTATCATGGCCGGCAACACGGCCGAGCGCCGCCACGCCCGGTTTGTTCCGGCCGATTTCCGTTACCAGGCTATGCGCGAGCCGCCTCTGAAGGACGATTTCGACGAATGGCTGGCGCGGGTGGTGTGCTACGCCTTCTCGACATCGCCCGCGCCCTTCACCCGCCAGATGAACCGCGCCACCGCCGACAACGCCCAGGAAATGGCGCTGGGCGAGGGCCTCGGCCCGATCATGCTGTGGATCAAATGCCTGGTCGATCAGGTGATCGAGGATGACTTTGGTTACAGCGACCTGGAATTCGAATGGATCGACGAAAAATCCGCCGACCCGTTGAAACAGGCCCAAATCACCGACATCAAACTCAAATCCGGCCTGAAAACCATCAACGAAGCCCGCGCCGAATCCGGCGAAGACCCCATCGCCGGCGGCGACACCCCACTCATCTACACCGCCGCCGGCGCCGGGACCCTGGCCAGTGTTCTGACTCCCTCGCCCCAGCGGGGAGAGGGCGGGGGTGAGGGGGCGTCACGCGCACAACTCCAGGAGACCAACCCATGAAATTCTACGCCAAAATCACCAAGATCGACGAGGCCGAACAGATGGTGTTCGGCTATGCCTCGACCGAGGCGCTCGACAGCCAGGGCGAGATCGTGAAGCGCGAAGCGCTCGAGGCGGCGCTGCCCGACTACATGCGCTTCGGCAATATCCGCGAGATGCATCAGCCTTCGGCGGTGGGCGTCGCGACCGAGGCCGGGCTGGACGAGACGGGTCTGCATCTGGCCGCCAAGATCGTCGATCCGACCGCCTGGGAAAAGGTGGTGCAGGGCGTCTATAAAGGCTTCTCGATCGGCGGCCGCGTCGTGTCGCGCGACCATGTCCAAAAACACGTCATCACCGGCGTCAAACTCTCCGAAATCAGCCTCGTCGATCGCCCCGCCAATCCCGAGGCGGTGTTCACCATGTATAAGGCCGACGACAAGGATGGTTTCCGTAAAGCGGGCGCGCGCAACTCCGCCGCCGACCTGCGGATGATCCAGGAGATCCATGACCAGGCGGTCGCGCTGGGCGCAACCTGCGACGGCTGCGCGCCCGACGATGATGACGATAACGATACCGGCGCCGGCGGCGACGCCATGACCGACAAGATCGCCGGCCTCATCGCCGAACGCGACGCCCTTCGCAAAGCCCTATCCCGCATGCCCGCCGACCGCCGCGCCGCGCTGCGCGCCATCCCCATCGAAAAATCCGCCGACCGCCTCGGCGGCCTCCACCCCGGCGAAGAAATCTCCCGCGACCCGGTCGAACTCGCCAAACGCGCGCTACGCCGCCCGATGACCCTGGCGCAGATCGAGAAAGTGGCGAATGGGTAGGACATTGGACAGGCTGGAGTCGTTGAACCGGGGCGAGCAGATTTGAAATGATTCTGATAATCTGTCCCGAAATCTATATGCAAAGGCTCTTTTACGGATCATATAAGCCGATCAGACACATTCTAACGATGGAAGCGTTACAGTGTGTCTCTACGACGCGTCGGGAAATTTAGCGCATGACGATTTTTGCAGTGCTCTTACCAGCGGACACCCCGAAAATTGCCGAGCAGATTCAGACCGCATTTCCTAACGACCATTATATGGTCAGCGGAACTCAGTGGCTGGTTTCAAGTTCGCTAACCGCCGTAGAGTTAAGTGCGAAATTGGGAGTTTATGATCCCAAAAACCCAGGTCTGCCGACTCTTGGGAATGCAATTATTTTCGCGACGTCATCATATTTTGGACGCGCTCCGCAAACAGTATGGGATTGGCTAAAGGTAAAATTAGAAAGTCGTGCGGTTGGCTAACCAGAACCCTCCATCAGTAGCTGCCGGGCCGCCAACCGAAGTAGCGAGCGTCCCGCCGCCGCAAGATTTATATCCTACTTCCGATATACGCTTCGTCTTGGTTGAGATCGGCAAGCTAAATACGAAGATCGATCATCTCATATCGGTTCAGGAGAAGTTCGGAAGCAAACTCGATACTGCCGTCCTCACCATCGACAGGGTGAAAACCGGTAGTATTGTGGCCGGTGTAATTTTATCAGCCGTAATTGCTCTTTTTTGGTGGGCTATTGGAGATAGAGTTGAGAACGCCGCTCGTAAGGTTCTAACCGATCCGGCATTTGAAAGTTCGTCTCACAAGGCTCTTGGGGTAAAATAAGCACGCTTAATTTCGTTAAGCGTGCGTCTAACCCGCCACCATTCCCGCCACCGTCGTCACCGCGTTATCGATGCTCAACGGCAAGGTCGCCACGCTGCCGGCGAAGGCCGACAGCAGCTTCCGGTACAGCTGCTGCTCGATCGCGCAAAGCTCCCGGACCCGGGCATGATCGAGCTCGGAAAGTCCGGCCAGCCGCTCCGCCATATCGGTCAGATGTCCGCGCTCTTCCGCCAATAGGCTTTTGAGCGAAACCCGGTGATCGGCGTTTTCGAGCGCCGCCTGGTAGAGGCGATAGCCCCACACCGCGCGGAACTCGACGATCATCGACATGGTAAGGTACACCGCGCGCGGATGCGCGTTGGCGTCGAATACGCGCGCGATTTCGGCTTCCAGCCGGTGGAAGTAATGGCGGGCCGACGACGCGGCGACCATGTCGTCGTGCTCGTAATCCATCGTACGGCCGGCTTCGCGGTCGGCGTGGCGCTTGAAGAAGAATGCGTGGCGGGTTTCGTCGGCCAGATGTTTCAGAGTCGGCTGGTCGATGGTCTTGCCGCGCTGGGTCGCCATGATCTTATGACTGCCCAGATGCTCCAGCATCGACAGCGTATTCAGGAACCGCGCATGCAGCGGTCTGTCGCCAATGAACCGCGCCATGACCGCCGATGTCTCGACCGCCATCGCCGCGTTGTTCATCTCGAATTCGGAAACCAGTAATCCGGTGTCGATCGGCATCGCCAAGCTATTCATGCTATCTGTCATAAGGTGAGATGGGTATCTTATTGACTTCATATTTGTAATGCCAACATATCAGTGATCGTTCGATCGCACTAAGAGACTCTCAGCCGTTCCGGCACTTGTGCGCCTATGTTGAACCTGTCACAGTTCAGTGACGTGTTTTGAATAATCGAACCTATTAGAAGGTCAGGAGGAACAGATGGAAAACCATTTTTTCCGTGAAGGTTGGGGCGGCTAAATAGCTCTGACGCCCTATGAGATTCAAAATTATGGCCTCTTCTTTCAAGGAGGGGCCATAATTGCATCTGCCCTGGGCCTTTTCTTCACGCTCAAGACAAATCGATCTATTGCGCGTCGCCGCGCAACCTTGGATTTGCTTCTGATGGAGCGCACCAACGCGACCATAATCGAAGACAGGCGACTTTTTATAAAGATTCGCAACGAGCAAAAGTTACTGGATTGGGTTGGAGAGCATCTGCCCGATTCGCCCGAGCGTCACGCTATTCGCGCCACGCTCAATTTTTACGAATTTATTTCAGTCGGTATTCGCGAAAACACTTTGGATGGACCGCTCTACAAGCGTTCATATCGGACGACGTTGGTAACCGATTGGATTTCGCTAAAACCTTTTGTGATGGAAGTCCGGCGCGTATCGCAAACGCCGACATTTTTCTGCGAGTTTGAGTATATGGCCAAAAAATGGGCCAACGGCGCGGAAAAAGGGCGCGTCTAAGTCAATCCGCCTAAACCGGAGACTATCCTAAACGACTCCGCTCAGTTCCGGTTACCGATTCTGTTTTGGCAGTGCATAGGCCTGTCCAAATCTCTCCCCATTCCGGCCAGTGAAGCCCGCCGACCGGAAATTTGCAACTCGCCCTTGGGCAAGGCGGTGGGAACGCCGCGACGGCGTCCCGTCCCGATGATGGAGCCTCTCAACGATGAATGGAAATGTAACCGCCGATACCTTGGCGCAGGTCAAGGATGCCTTGTCTCACGCCACCCCCGAAGTGTTGTCCAAGGCGATCACCACCTCGACCGGTCTGGTCGCCTATGACCTGCAGCCTTCGGCCAAGAACCTCTACCCCGCCGCCACGCCGATCCGCAACGTGCTCCCGCGCGTCGGCGGCGGCACCGGCACGGCCACCAACTGGCGGCAGGTCAACGCCATCATCGGTTCCGGCTGGGATGCGATGGGCTGGGTGCCGGAAGGCCAGCGCTCCGGCAGGATGAGCTATAACACCTCGACCCGCTCGGCCTCCTTCGCCACGATCGGCGAGGAGGATTCGGTGACTTTCGAAGCCGTCTCCGCCGCCCAGGGCTTCGAGGATATCCAGGCCACCGCGACCATGCGGCTGCTGCAAAAGATGATGCTGAAGGAAGAAAACGCCTTCCTCGGCGGCAACGGCTCTATGCAGCTCGGCACGCCGACGACCCCGTCGCTGTCCGCCGCCGGAACCGGCGCCACCCTCCCGGCCGCGACCTATTCGGTGATCGTCGTGGCGTTGACTTATGAAGGTTACCGCAACTCCAGCCTGGCGGGCGGCGTGGCGACCTCGAAGTCGATCACCGGCGCCGACGGCGCCAGCTTCAGCCTCAGCGGCGGCTCCTCCGCGGCCTCGGCCAACGCGAGCCAGGCCGTAACGTTGGGCCAGAGTCTGTCCGCCTCGGTGACGGCTGTCGTCGGCGCCGTCGGCTACGCCTGGTATGTCGGCATCGCGGGTGCGGAAAAGCTGCAGGCGATCACCACGATCAACAGCGTCGCCTTCTCCGCGCCGCTCGCCACCGGCAGCCAGGCCGCGACCGCGATCACCGCCGACAACTCGGCCAATCCGGGTCTTGCCTATGACGGGCTGCTGACGGCGGCGCTTAAGGCCGGCTCCGGCGCCTATGTGAACTATCTCGCCACCGGCACCGCCGGAACCGGCACGCCGCTGACCGCGTCGGGCCGCGGTTCGGTCAACGAGATCGACCTGATGCTGCAGAAGATGTGGGATCAGTACGAGGTCAGCCCGACCGTCCTGTACGTCAACAGCCAGGAACAGCGATCGATCACCAACAAGGTGCTTTCCAGCGCCTCCGGGCCGCTGCTCCGCTACACCAGCGACGGCCAGGATCCCTTCGCCATCATCGCGAACGGCGTCGTCGAGTACTACTACAACCCCTTCGCGCTCGACGGCGGCTACAAGATCCCGGTCAAGATCCACCCCTTCGTGCCGCCGGGCACCATCGTCGGCTGGTCGGAGAACCTGCCGGCGCAGTACCAGTCCAGCAATGTCCCGAACGTCGCCGAGGTCAAAACCCGCCGCGACTATTACCGGATGGATTGGCCGATGCGGACCCGTTCCTACGAATTCGGGGTCTATGCCGAGGAAGTCCTGGCGATCTACGCGCCGTTCGCGATGGGCGTTATCGCCAATATCGCCAACGGCTGATCGCTAACGGCGAAGCGCCGACCCGGACCGGCTCCTTCAGGGGCCGGTCCTCCCTTTTCTTGATGACGGAGGCGCGCCATGGCTCAGGGCGATCTGGTCACCTTGGCGGATGTCAAAGCCTATCTCGGCGGCGATCTGCAATCCAACGACGATGGCGTGCTGTCACGGCTGATCTCCGCGGCCAGCGCCTTTTTCGCCACCGCCTGCGCCCAGCCGATCGTGCAGACAACTTACAGCGAGCTCTATGACGGCAAGGGCAATCGGCGTTTGCATTTACGGCATACGCCGGTCACTGCGGTCACCGCGCTGACGGTCGATGGCCTCGCCATCCCGCCTCTGATTGCGGAGCGCAGCCTGGGATGGGTGCTGAACGCCAATGTCATCTCGCTGTTCGGTTATGGTTTCACGCGCGGCCTGGCCAATATCGCGGTGACCTACACCGCCGGTTATGCCGCGCCGCCCGCCGATGTCGTCGAGGCGGTGATGGAACTGGTGGGTTTGCGCTATCGCGGTAAGGACAGGCTCGGCAAAACCTCCGAAAGCATGGGTGGTATCGCCACCACCGCCTATGCGCAAAAGGACGTCAGCCCGTTCATCGCCAGCGTTATCCGGAACTACTCAAGGGCCAATCTGGCATGATCGGCGCGACCTTGAACACCCAGCCGGTCGAGGATTGGCTGAACGCCTATCCGGCCGCCGCCGAGGCGGCAATCTCACGGGCGAGTAACCTCATCGCCGCCCAGATACTCGCCGCCGCATCGCGCAATCTGTCCGGCGGTGTGCTGAAAGCCCGCACCGGCACGCTTCGCGCCTCGCTGGCCGCGCAAGTCAGCGCGACCGGAAATGGCATCGCCGCAACCGTAACAGCCGACACGCCCTATGCCGCTTTCCAGGAATACGGTTTCAGCGGCGTCGAAAATATCGCCCCCTTCGTCCGGCGACAGACCATGGCCTTCGGTCGGCCGATCAAACCGGTCGATGTCCCGGTGCGGGCGCATACCCGCCGCGTCGATTATCCGGCGCACTCCTTTCTGCGCGCCGCGCTTGCGGAAATCGCGCCCGCCATTCCGGGCATTCTCGCCGATGCCTTGGCGGAGGTCTCCAAGCCATGAGCCGTGAAGCCATCCAGGCCGCCTTGTTCGATCTGTTGACGGTCGGCAACGCCGCCGTCCCCGGTATCCGCCTCGCCAGCCGGCGGCTGAAATCGCCGCAGGATGTCGGGCCGGGAAACTGCCCGGCTTTGTTCCTGATCTATCGCGGCGAGACCGTGGAATGGACCGGGATGCAGCCGCTGAAGCGGATCATGCATCTCGACCTCGTGCTCTACGCCCATTCGGGCGACAAAAGCTTTCCGACCTCATCTTTGCTGAATCCGCTGCTCGACGCCGTCGAACACGCTTTCGGCGCCGACGACGCGGCGGTCGTGCAGACACTCGGCGGCCTCGCCCGCCGCGTCACGATCAACGGCCGGATCGACACCGATGAAGGCCTGCTCGGCGAATACGCCTTTGCCATCGTCCCGATCGAAATCCTGACCCCCTAGGAGACTCCCTATGTCCGACATTTCCGACACGGCGCCGGTCGAGCCGGCCGCCGAAGGCCCGCCCGCGACCAGCCCGGCGCGGTCCGCGATCGATCGCTGGTTCAACGCCCATATTCCCGGCTCGCCGGTCGCCCGTTCGGTCGAGGCCTACAACCATCTGCGCGCGGTGCTGGGTCATCTCAAAACCGAAATCGACCAGTTTTTTGAACAGGAGATCTGATCCATGACCCAATATGCCTTCGGCGTCGGCGCGCTTATCGCGCTGCGCACCGATATCGCCAATCCCGCCCCCGCGCAGTTCGGCACTTTGCAGGAGGTCCAGCTCGATATCAGCTTCACCGTCAAGGAACTGATGGGGCAGTTCCAGGCCCCGGCGGCGCTGGCGCGCGGCGCGCTCAAGATCACCGGCAAGGCCAAGGCGGCGCGCATCACCGCCGCCAATTTCAATAACATCTTCTTCGGCCAGACCCTGGGCAGCGGCAACACCTTGACCCAGCTGGGTGAAGCCGGAACCGTGCCGGCCAGTTCGGCCTATACGGTGACGGTCGCAAACCACGCGACCTTCGTCGCCGATCTCGGCGTCGCCTATGCCGCGACCGGCGCGATGCTGACGCCGGTGCCCAGCGCACCGGCGATCGGGCAATATTCGGTCAGCGGCGGTGTTTACACATTCGGATCGGGCGACGCCAACGCCAATGTGCTGATCACCTACAGCTATACCACGACGGCCGGGACCAGCCTGGCGTTGACCAATCTGTTGATGGGCGCGCAACCGACCTTCAAGCTGGTGCTGAACGAACAGTATCAGGGCAAGCTTTTGAACCTTCAACTCAATTCTGTCATCGCGCCGAAGCTCTCGCTCGCTTTCAAGAACGAGGATTTCATGATTCCCGAATTCGATTTCCAGGCCGCGGCCGACGCTGCCGGCAATATCGGCAATGTTTGGTTGAGCGAATAACATGGCCGGCGAAACCATTACCCTGGGCGGGCAGGCCTACCCGGTCGCGCCGCTGAAATTCCGCGATCTGAAGCGGATATTGCCGCTGTTCCTCCAGCTCGGCATCGACAGCGAGGCCAAGATCGACGCGCAGGGCGAGATCATTGCCGCCGCGATAACCTCGGCCGATCCCGATTTCACCCGCGCCCGGTTCGACGACCTGTCGCCCAGCATTGTGGAGCTGCAAGCCGCCGTTTCAACCGTCGCGATCCTCTCGGGTCTCGAGCGCCGGGCCGCATCGCCGGGGGAAGCCCCGGCGGCGAATTCCCCGGCTGGGGCGATATCTACGCTCTGATCGCCACGGCCTGCGGCTATACATGGGCCGAGATCGACGGCATGACGCTCGGTCAATATCAGGAACTCGCCGCCTACTGGCTTAAATTTCCGCCATCTCATCTACTCCTACGTCGAATGATCGGCTATAAACGGCACGAAACCGGAACAACCGGACTCGGAGAACTGCTCTCCGAAACGGGCGATGGAGGGGTGTTTGCGAAACGCTGAATGGATATGGAAGGGTTTTGTTTTCGGAATTTGCGGCGCGGCGCTCGTCGCATGCACGACGATCCAGGACAAGTTTCAAGCGCAAGACAGCGCCGTCGCCGCACCCTATATCGGTCACACCTACTACACCAAAAACGGCAGTACGCTTTTGTTGTATTCGCAGCCTAATTACGCGTCGAATTCCGTAGTCGCGCCAGGGAAAATAACGGTCCTCGGGTTCTACGAGTCCCCAGAGCTACAGACTTGGTTTAAGGTCGCTCTCGATAACGGTTCTCAAGGTTTCGTGGAGATTCCGATCCAGAGTTTTCGCGCCGCGCTGATCGACCATCCGCCGCCGATTGCTCCAAAAGTTATCGGCGCCTATCCGACCTTTCTCCGCCATCTCGATAAGCCGGAGTTCGAAAGGCGGCAGCAACTCCCGGGGGTGGTCGTCGGAATGTCGCAGAAAAGTGTTTTGGGAACGGCCTGGGGTGACCCCAATAAGATCGAAACACTCAAAACAAAAAACAGCACACGCGAGAAATGGAGTTATCCCGACAACAATGTTCTCTATTTCGAGGACGGTTTTGTGACCGCGATAAAAACGTCCACGAACTAACGCGTTTGTTCTGTATCTCGAAAGCGCCCCTCGCGGGCGCTTTTTTTTATGGGTGAGCCATGGCCGACAATCAGATTCAGATCGGTTTCGAGGTCGATAACGCCGCGCTGCAAAGCGGACTAGCCGATTCGTCGCAACAGGTCGCGCAGGTGGCGCAGGAAATCCAGGAAAACTTGGCCGGCATCGGGACCGCCGCTGTCGGCGCCGGCCAATCCTTGAAAACTCTTGCCGACGAAAAAGGGAGTTTGAAAGAGATCGATGACCGCTTCGCCCAGCAAACGGCGGAAATAGCGATCCTGAAGGACAGCTATAAAGAGTCTGCTGACGAGGCGATCAGCCAGCAAATTCGTATTGAGGAGGCGCGCTACGCCGCTATCCGGAGCGAGTTGAACGAAGAGAATCAGGCCCAGAGCGCCAGCGCGCAGGTTCGCCAGCAATTGCAGAACAAGGCCGATGCCGAAGAGGTCAAGCACGATGCCAAGATGCGCGCGCTTGAGCAGCAGCGGGTTAAGGAATCCGAGGCGTCTTGGATGTCGATCCTGTCCCCGATCGGCAACGCGTTCCAATCGTCGCTGAACGGCATCATTCGCGGCAAAGAAACTTTGCGCCAGGCCACGGCCAAGATAGGGCAGGCGGTGATTTCCGATTTCGTCGGCATGGCGGTTAAACGCGCCACCAACTGGATCGCGTCCGAACTGACGATGACCGAGGCGACCGAGGCCGGCAATGCGATCCGCTCGGCCTCCGATGCCGCGGCCGGCTCGTCCGGCATTCTCGATATGCTGGCTAACGCGATCAAGTCGATCACGGTATCGGCGGCCGAGACGGGCGCCGGCGTCGCGGCCTTCATGGCGCCGGAAATCGGACCCGCGGCGGTTCCTGCGGGCGAGACTGCCGAACTGACCGTGCTCAGTTTCATTCCCGGGCTCTCCGCTGCGGGCGGCGTCTGGAACCTGCCGACCGACATGCTGGTCCAGGCCCATGCCAAGGAATCGATCCTACCCGCTGCGATTGCCGCGCCGATGCGCGATTTCTTCCAAAACGGCGGCGCCGCGGGTTCGACTGGGGGGACCGCCGGCGGCGACACTCACATCAACGTCAATGTGCAAGCGGTCGATGCCCAAAGCGTCCAGCGCCTGTTCATGAACAATGGCGGGGCGCTGGTGAAGGCGCTGTCGGGCCAGATGCGCCTTCTCAACGTACCGGGCTGATCCATGAGCACATCGGTTTTCCCGTCTTTTCCCGGCCTCGAATGGCCGGTCGATCGCGCCCCTTCCTTCGCCACGACCATCGTTACCAATTACAGCGGCAAGGAAATCCGGGTGGGTCGCCAATCGACCCCGCGCCGCACCTGGACATCGTCCTACAGTGTACTGCGGCAGGGCGCATTCCAAGGTGCGAATTACACCGAACAGGCGCAGTTCGAGGGCTTCTTCAACAACCGTACCGGAATGCTGGACTCGTTCCTCTATTCCGATCCCAACGACAATGCTGTCGTCAATCAGACTATCGGCGTCGGCGACGGATCGACCATCCAGTTTCAATTGATCCGCGCCTATGGCGGCGCGGTGGAGCCAATTTTGGCCCCCCAAAACGTCACGAGCCTGACGGTCGGCGGGGGCGCCAAGGTCAACGGGACGGATTTCGGCGTCGGCGCTTGGGAAAATGGCGTAACGCCCCCCGGCACGATCAATTTCTTTACCGGCGCGCCGGGTGTGGGGCAGCCCATCGTCGCCACCTTCTCCTACTATTTCCCGGTGCGTTTCACCGACGACGCGATGACCTTTTCGAACTTCATGCAATCGCTGTTCGAGAACAAAAAAGTCTCGTTCATCCAGATCAAGTAATCCCGCCCAACAGGACAATCATGAAACTCTGGTCTGTCATCTGGACGCGCCCCGCGCATCGTCTGGCGAGCGCCCGCGTGGCCGCGCCCGACAAGGCCCAAGCGCGGATCCTGTTGGATATCGAGGACGCTGCCGGCGAAGCGGTCTATGGCGACCCCTATGCCGAGGGCGTAATCATCCAATTCGCGGGCAATATCGATGCCGAGGCCGCCGTCATCGGCGTGACTCCGCGATGAAGCCGACATCGCCCGCGCTGCGCAAAATTCTGGAATCGCGCCAGTGGTTTCAGGTCGATGTCTACACCTTCTCCGGCGGCAATCTGGGGTCGAACGTGCTGCGTTACTGCGGCGGCGACCAAGACCTCACCTATAACGGCGCGCTGTATCCGTGCGGCGGTTCGACCGGGCCGTATTTCGATCGGCAGGACAATAAGGCCAAGGTGCATCAAAAAGTCGGGACCGCCGTCGATACATTGCAATTCGACGTGATCCCCGGCGCGGCGCAAATCCTCGGCGCGCCGTTCCTGTCGGCGGTGCATAGCGGCGTGTTCGACGGGTCGGAACTGATCTTCGAGCGGCTGTTCATGCCGACCTATGGCGACACCCGGGCGGGCGCGGTGCGCCTGTTCGTCGGCCGCGTGGTCGAGATCGACGCCAGCCGGACGATCGCGACCTTCATGGTCAACAGCCATCTCGAGCTGTTGAACTTGCAGATGCCGCGCAATCTTTACCAGCCGGGCTGCCTTAATACCCTTGGCGACGCCCAGTGCGGCGTCGACCTCTCCGGCTCGCCGACGGGTACGATCGGCGGCGGCTCCGGCACGTCCGATATGAACCTCAACATCACCACAACCGGGATGCCGGACGGCAATTACAATCTCGGCAAGATCCGCTTCACATCCGGTGCGCTTGCCGGCCAACAGCGCATGATCAAGGCATCGGTCTACAACTCCTCGAGCTCGGCCAGCATCACGGTCATTGCGCCTTTCTCCACCGCGCCGGCGGCGGGCGACACATTCGTCATTTCGCCGGGCTGCGACAAAAGCTGGGCGGGCGCGAACGGTTGCCCGAAATTCTCCAATACCGCCCGCTATCGCGGCTTTCCCTTCATCCCGCAGCCGACGACGGCGGTATGAGGTTTTCTTGTTCCCTCAGATGCCGGGCGGTCGCGTCCGCTCCCTTGGCTCACGCGCGATCCGCGCGGCCCGCCGTCGCGGGCTGTTTAAGATGATGCAACTTGATGAACGCCAAGCCGTCATCGCCGAGGCGCGGACCTGGATCGGGACACCCTTCCACGACCGCGCCCGGGTCAAGGGCGCCGGCGTCGATTGCCTGCACTTGCTGATCGCGAGCTACCACGCCGCCGGGCTGATCCCCGATCTGCGGCCCGATTATCCGGCGCGGTTCTTCCTGCACGGACATGACGAAATCTACCTCGGCGGCATCGCCGATCATGCCGTCGAGACCCAAACGCCGCAGCCGGCCGATTTCGCGCTGTTCAAATTCGGCCGCTGTTTCAGCCACGCGGCGCTGATCATCGACTGGCCCCTCATCCTCCACGCATTTACCAACCAGCCGGTGCAGGAGGACGACGCATCCCGGAATTTCCGCCTGACGACGATCGGCGAAGTTGTTGCGGGCTGCGGCCGGCCGAGGCCGGTGAAGTTTTTCACTTTGAAGCGGTGGTCTATCTAAGCTGCGCGTTGCGACGGATAATAGCCCCGAGAGTTATTGAATTGATTGCAATTGCGGTAATTCGGAACCGCCTGCGTTCGAATTGATTTGATGACGTATCATGCAGCACATGGCAGCACTGTAAGGAAATATTTGCAATCAATCGCTGATCGCGCCATATAACGTTCATGTTGTCGTGTTTCATCGATGAAACCTGCGCCGCAGGCCATTTTGGCGTTAGCATAGGCAGGATAGGCTATGAAAAAAACAATCGTTTCAATTGAAAGCAAGGTGCAATGGCAAGTAGCGCGCAGCGCTACTTCCGGTCGCTGGATTGGCGTTTGCCAGCCGATGAATCTTGCAATGGAAGCCAACTCGCTCGACGAGCTGAGTGAAGTCATTAAAGAATCTATACACCTGTTGCTTATCGATTTGCTGCAGGATAACGAACTTGACCAATTCTTGAGGGATCGGGGCTGGACGGCCCTTAACATGCCGCGTTGCGATGTCACTGGCGATGTTGAATTCGATGTGCCTTTGGAGCTGCTGGTCGCCGAAAGCAGCCGTGGTCCCGAATACCGCCCTCATTAATGCGCTTCGATCGCTCAATTTCGAATACAAGCGGATGGCCGACCGGGTCTGCATCTATAAGCAGAAAGGTTCGACTAAGCGTGTAGTCGTTAGAAAACATACCGACCATGATGATGATTATGCAAAGGTGATCCTTATGCAGGCGGGTATGGAGCCGGAGCTTATTGAGAAATTCGTCGCTCAATACCGACATGACGGCAAAAGACGCTAATATTTCCCACCCATGCCCATCAGCCCCGCTTCGGCGGGGTTTTTGCTGTTTGCGGTCTTGCGAAACAGCGACGTTGTTACGTCCTTCATTCGAGCTCGATCGTTAACGGCCGACGCCGCCGATCGAACAGCCATTTTCCTTGCGCCGAGGTGAACCATGAGCGGAATGCTGGGGGGTGGCGCAAAGACGACACAGCCGGTCGCGCTGGCCGGGATCCAGGTTCAGACGTCGAGCTACGGGCTGCCGGTGCCGATCCTGTACGGCGCGGCGCGCATCGCTATGAACCTGACCTATTACACCGATTTCAAGGCGATCAAATCGTCGTCGAACGGTGGCAAAAGCGGCAAAGCGGGAGGTGGCGGATCTTACACCTACACCTACACCGCCGCCGTCGCGGGCGCGATTTGCGAAGGGCCGATCGTCAACACCAGCACGACCTGGGTCAATCAGACCGCGCAGCCGTCTTCAACCGCCGGCTTTTCGTTCTTCACCGGCGTGCTGGGCCAGTCGCCCTGGTCGTATCTGACCGCCAATCATCCTGATCAGGCCGCGCCCTATAGCGGCATCTGTTATGCCGCATTCGGTCTGATGAACCTCTCCAGCTCGGCGACGGTGCCGAGCTACAATTTCGAGATTTACGGCCGGCTCTACGCCACCGCGCCCAACGGCGCCGACGCCGATCCCAGCCAGGTCGTGGTCGATCTGCTGTCGAATCCGCAATACGGGGCGGGCTTCCCGGCGGCGCGGATCGGCAGCGTCGTCAACAACAGCGAAGACTATACGATCCCGGATTCGCCCCACACGATCACTGTCGGTAACCACGCCGCGTTCAATTACAACCTCGATGTCGAGGACAGCTCGGGCGTTCCGTTTACCTGCGTTTCCGGTGCGCCGGGGCCGTCGCAATATGCCTTCAACGCCGCGACCGGCGTCTACACCTTCAATGCTGCTGATTCAGGCGCGTTCGTTCAAATCAACTACGTCTCGACCGGCACTCTCTCGAACTATCAGAACTTCTGTCTGGCATCGGGACTGTGGATTTCGCCGGTCTATGCAGAGCAGACCCAGACATCGTCGCTGATCGACGATATTGCGACCTATACCTATTCCGAGGTGGTCTGGTCCTGCGGCATCCTGACGATGGTGCCGCGCGGCAGCGTCGCCGTCAGCGGCAACGGTTACAGCTATACGCCGCCCTCGCAAGCCGGGTTCAATCTCGGCGATGACGATTTCGTGTCGGGCTATGCCGGCGGATCGTCGAACGACGATCCGGTCCTGCTGAAGCGCACACGCATTTCCGACCAGATCAACGACATTAAACTCGAATATCTCGACCGCTCCAACCAATACGCGCCCTCGATCGCCGAGGTCAGCGATCAGGGCCTGATCGACGTTTATGGGCGGCGGGCCGATCCGAGCAGGCAGGCGCATCTCTTCTGCGACGGGAACGCGGCGAATACCTCGGCGCAGCTGCTGCTGCAAAAGGAATATATCCTCAACACCTACACCTTCGGGCTCGATGGCCGGTACTGCCTGTTCGATCCGATGGACCTCGATACGCTAACGGATTCCGGACTCGGCCTGTCGTCGCAGGCTATCCGCATTCTGGAAACCACCGAGAACGACGACGGCACGATCACCGTCATCGCCGAGGAATACCCGGTCAGCCTGGGATCGACGGCGGAATATAACCTGAATCAAGGCACGGGTTACATCGCGGATTACCGGGTTTCGCCGGGGTCCGTCAACATGCCGGTCATCTTCGAACCCGGCCCGGCCTATCTGTCGGCGAATTCGGAAGCCACGCCGCAGATCGTGATCGGCGTCTCCGGCGCCAACCCGAATTGGGGCGGCTGTCAGGTTCTGATTTCGCTCGACAATGTCGATTATCAGCCGCTTGGAAACATCGATCGCGCCGCCACCCAGGGTGTGCTGACCGCCACGCTGGCGACAGGGTCGGACCCCGACACCGTCAATACCCTGTCCGTGGATTTGACACAGAGTTTCGGCGCGCTTTCCAGCGTCAGCCAGCTCAACAGCGATAATTTCATTCCCGCCTGCCTTGCGGTCGTGCAGAACGCCGATGGCAGCGACGCGGAGTTGATTTCGTTCGAGCAGGCAACGCTGACCGCGCCTTATAATTACGCCCTTGGAAAGTCCGGCGGCACGGCCGGCCGCCTGCGTCGCGGCGTCTATTCGACACCGATCGCCGGCCACGCGATCGGCTCGCAATTCTGCCTGCTCGACGACAACGTCTTCACCTTCGACCTGCCGATCGCGCCCGTCTCCTATGTCGGCAAGACGCTCTATCTCAAGTTCCTTTCGATCAATATCTACGGCGAAGGGGCTGAAACCGCGGCCGATGTTGCGCCCTATATCTACGACCCGACAGGAATCGCGGCTTTTGTCGCTCCGCCGAGCGGCGTGACGATCAGCAGCGGCATCGCCGAGCAGCCCGACGGCACGGTGCAGCCGTTCATGCAGATTTCTTGGGACGCCAGTCCCGATCCGGTGTTCGACCGATATGAGGTGCAGTGGCGCACCCATACCGGCCCCGGCCCTTGGCTGGATCAATTCGTTGCCGCGAATACGACGTCGCTCACCATCGCGCCGGTCGCGCCGGTCACCGCGTTCGATGCCCAAGTGCGGGCCGTCAGAAGCACGAGCAATACCGGGCCGTTCTTCTCCGCCTGGGCGCAGGATTTGAACGTGTTGACGGTGTTTAAAACGACACCGCCGCCGGCGCCGACCGGCCTGAATGTCGCGGGCGGCTATCGCCAGGTGACGGTGTCATGGACGCCGGTCACCAGTGAATCCGACATCGCCTTCTATGTCGTCTATTATAACACGGTCAACAATCTCGCGACCGCCGCCGTCGGCGGTCAGGGCACGCTCAGCGTCACCATCCCGAACTTGGCGCTGAACACGCTCTATTACGTCTGGGTCAAGACGGTCGATACCAGCGGCAATTTCAGCGCCACGGCGCTGGGGCCGGGAGAGGCAACCACGCTGGGCGTCGAATCCTCCGACATCACCGGCCAGATCGTCGAAGCGCAGATCGCCGCCAACTCGATCACCGCCGCCAACCTGATCAGCGGACTTAACCTTGTTCAAGTCGTCACCAGCATCGGTTCGGCAAGTTCCGCGACCGGCAACGTCGCTTACGAAAGCAGCACGGGGACGCTGTACCGATGGAACGGTAGCGCGTGGATATCCTCGATTTCCGCAGCGGACATTCCCGCCGCCTCGCTCGACATCACGAAATTCGCGTCCGGCATAGCGCCGGTTCGGATCGTATCGAGCCTTCCCGGCACTGCGACGGAGGGCGACACCGCCGTCCTGACGACGAACGGCAAGCTCTACCGTTATCACGCGGGCGCCTGGACGGTTGCCACGGACGGCGCTGACATTCTTGCGAACTCGATCACCACCGGGTCGATCGCCGCCGGCGCGGTGAACGCCAGTCAGATCGCGGCCGGAGCTGTGACCGCCAGCAAGCTCTATGTCGGTGACACGACCAGTCTCATTCTCGATCCTAATTTCGCCGATCCTACCGTTTGGACTATAACGACCAACGGGACGACGACTCCGGGTTATCAGAGCGGCATTTCTACCGAAGCCCAGATGGGTCTCATTAAGGGGGTCGTTTGGTCTCTCTCACAATTTTCTACGGTCACCCATTTTAACTACACAATACAATCAGTCCTCATCAGCTGTGATGGGAATACCCAATATCGTCAACGGGCGCTTATTCGATCGTTTGGCGCCAATAAAAACTTTTACCTATGGACCGGATACTACGACAACACGCAAACGTACATAACCGCAACAGCCCAGTCATTTGATCCTTCTTCCTACGTCGATCCTTATGGCGTATCGGTCACTGCCGCGAGCGGCTGTTCGGCGGAGTGGATATCGACCTCCCCGGCCAACGCTGCGTACGTAATTTGCTTGTTTTTTGTTACCAACGACGGACCTACACCGCTCTCAACCGCCGGTTCCGGCTATTGGGAAATGGGCAACCCGCGCTTCGAGCGGGTCACCACCGGTACGTTGATCGCGGATGGCGCGATCACGACAGGCAAGATTGCAGCCAATGCGGTCACGGCGGCTCAGATCGCCGCGGGGACAATTACTGCCAGCCAAATCGCGACAGGCACGCTAACGGCGGCTCAGATCGCCGCCGGTGGGATTACCGGTACCAATATCGCAGGCGGCACAATCACCGGCAGCAACATCGCCGCATTGACGATTACAGCGGCGAATATTAGCGCCGGCACGATCACCGGCGACAAGATTACCGGCAATTTCTTTCAGGGCTACAGTTTTACCGCGACCTCCGGCAGCGGGTCCGACCTGGTGCAGCTTTACGGCGGCGTAGGCACGTCTGGCGGTCTGAATTACGGGCCATATATCCGGGCCTGCGATGCGTCGGGCGCAACGCGCTTCGTCGCCGGCCAGTGGGGCAGCCAATATGGCCTCTTCGTCTGGAATTCGTCCGGCGTCGAAATCCTCAGCGCGAGCGATCTCGGCGTCAATGTCGTGGGAACGTCGAACATAGCCGCCAACGCGGCCACCGAAACGAACACCGGCACATACGGGTCTTACGCGAGGACGATCGACAACAATACCCCCGGGGACGGCGTCAATCATTTCCCCGCCGGAACGACGCAATATGCCGCTTTGGCCGCTGTGGGCGAGACGCTCGTCGCCGGCGGCTCGCTCCAGATCATCATCACCATACAGGGTTTCCTGGCGGCGGGTCTCTATGGCGGCGACGCCTATATGATCGTGACGCGCGACGGCGCCGACACCGGCTGGACCGTGCTGCGCTCCGGCAGCAGCACCGCCGCGGACGGTTCGGTCACATTGGTGTTCACCGATACGACCGCGACAACCTCGGCAGGCTACCACGTCTATCAACTTGAGTTCGTCTTAACCGTGCCATCCGGCCCGACCACGCCGCTGAAGCAAGCCCTCGTCGGTGTGACGTCCATGAGCATCGTCGCCAACGTGTTCAAGAGGTAGCGATGGCTGACTATATCGATTGCGATTCGACGGGCGAGATTGTCGGCGACGGCACCAGCAACGACGCCAATCTCGCCGCGATCACGGCGTTTCTGAAGGCGCAAGGTCGGACACTGGTCGTCGCCCCGCGAAACACCGATCGCACCGCCAACATCATCGATCTGTCGGACCCGGAGAACCCCAAGGTCATCCCGCGTCCGGCGTCGCAGCCCGCGCCCATCGGGCCGGCCTGGCGCGCCACTCAAAATCAAGCCCGCGTGTTGATCGAGGCCGGCGATATCATCGTCACGCGTTGCGCCGAAGCAGGCATTCCCGTCCCGGCCGACTGGAAAACATATCGCGCGGCGTTGCGCGTGATCCTGCGCGCCGCGACAGGCGATCCAACGCTCCCCTTGCCGATCCCGCCGCAAAAGCCGCCGGGTCTATGAGCGCTCTAGGAAATATCCGACAGCAACGTCAGCGACCAATACCGTGACGGCCGCCTAACGATCCCGATGTGACGCAATCGCCGCCTTCGGGCGGCTTTTTCATGCCCAAAATCCAAGAGGACCATATGCCTGACCCTGCGATTACCGGGGGCGCGGGAAGCGCCGCCGCCGTCCAAACCATGACCGGCGTCGTGCTGGTCACGACGCCCTTCTGGGCCGATTTCCTAACCACGGTGAACATCGTCGCCGGCGCCATCGCCGCCATTTGCGGCGCGATCCTGGGCGTCACCGGCGTCTGGCGTCTGCTGCGCCGGAGTAACCGCGCATGATCGACGCTCCGCAAAATCCCGTCGCCGATCAGATCGATGTCCTGGCCCGCACCCTGTGGGGCGAAGCGCGCGGCGAGGGCGAGGCCGGTATGATCGCGGTCGCCGCCGTCGTGCTGAACCGCATCAAAACCAGCCGCGACCATGGCGGCCGATACTGGTGGGGCCGGGATATCATTTCCGTCTGCCGGGCGCAGGCGCAGTTTTCCTGCTGGAACCCGGGCGATCCCAACCGCGAGAAATTGCTGTCTGTCGACGACAGCGACGAGGCGTTCCGCTTGGCGCTCGCCGTCGCCGCCGATGCCGTCGCCGGCCGCATCGACGACCCGACCTTCGGCGCCACCTCCTACAAAGTCGCGTCGCTGCCCTGGCCCTATGCCTGGGGCCATCCCCGCCTGCCGCTGGTCACCATCGGCCGGCACGCATTCTTCAATCTCGAAAAGGACTGATCCCATGGACCCGATTTCGATCGCGCTTGGCCTCTCGCAATATGTCCCCTCGATCGTGCGCTGGCTGGGCGGCGATCAGGCCGGCGATGTCGCGCAGAAAGTCGTCGATACCGCCCAATCCATCACCGGCAAAACCGGCCAGGCCGCTGTCGATGCGATCCACGCCGACGCCGCCCAGCAGCTGGCCTTTCAACAAGCCATGGCGGCCCAGACCGAAGACCTGGAAAAAGCCTATATCGCCGACCGCGCCAGCGCCCGGTCCCGCGACACCGCCATCACCCAGGCCGGCCGCCGCAACATCCGCGCCGACATCCTGGCCTATGCCGCCATCGGCGGCCTGATCAGCCTGATCTGGGTCCTCCTCGTCCACACCATCGCCGAGGGACCGGCCCGCGACATCCTGTTGATTTTGTCCGGCGCTCTCGTTGCCATCGTGAAGGACGTCTACGGCTTCGAATTCGGCTCAAGCCGCGGCAGCGAGGCGAAGACGGAGCAGCTGACGGCGCTGATGTCGCCCGGGACCAAGACTCCGTAA